AGAGCACTCGCAACGGAGGTTGTTATATCAGTAAGCAGGCTCATGATTAAGCGATAACACCATTGATGTTAACACACCGGAATTACCAGCAACCGAGAAGTACCGTCCGTCACTAGCAACCGGCGTAAACTGCCGACCAGTTGCGCTTTCTATGAAAAGATAGGGATCAAGATTACCAGTTAAAAGCTGCGGCGAAATGTCGCTTTTTCGCAGAATCAGCCTGAAGTGGATAGCGCCGGAAGTCTCCGCCGCGTCGATAAAATCCGCCGGTTTATACAGAACACCTTTTACAGTAAAGCTCCAATTGCTTTGTGTGTTGAGGACCGTTAGCGTGGTGCCAACAGTTCTCAACAGCGTTTCAAACAACGCACTTTCGACGCGGCGGAGTTCCATTACACACCTTCAGATGCTAGTTAGCAAATCAGGTGCCATCAACCCACTCTGGTGGGGCATAATCACCAGCAACGGTGTGGTACGTCGGTACGAGCGTAATACGCACTGTCTGAGCCTCTCCCAGAGGCTGATTGAGCGAGAAATCAGCCACGGAGGCTGGGAATTTCACGCCACTGCCGGTTTTCGAATCAAGGGCTTTGACCCAAACAACATCGTTGTTGAAATAGGCCGACTTCACGATACCCAGGGCGGTGTCTTCCGAATCCCAGATGGATTCGAATTCAACCGACAACGACGCGAGCGTTGCGACCTCAATCTTATAACCCTGAGCGGCACGAGTTGTAACGTCGGCACGATCTCGGCTCAGGTTGATCGTGACGTCTTTAACGTTCTTGAGAACGCTATACGTCGTTGGCTCGGCACCGTTGGTTCCAGTCGCACCGACTTCAAGCGAACCCTGAAAACCAAGTTTCATCGCCATGTTTATCTCCTTTCACTAGTTATGTTATGTTATCACTTCGTCGTTGCGAATACCTGTTATCCCCCCGCCTGGTTAGGGGCAGTGCTAGGTATTGCTTCGTTGTTACGAATGACCTCGCTCACAACAATCGGGATACCTTCCCACTCAGCAGGCACAGCTGCCGGGGCACCCAGCGGATTGTAAGCGGTCCGGCTCTTTTGAAGCTGTGCCCGTGACCGACGGCTCATAACGAAAACCGTCGGTTTTGAGCTTTCCGGAAACTTGTTGTAAAGATCAGACATCAAGTCGTCATTCAACTGAGCGCCGCTATCTTCAGTAATGTTTTTAATGCGACCGATTTGGTACTTATGGCCAGGTTGAAGGCCAACCCATGCCGTGAACTCACTCACCAAGGCCGGGAAGTAGGTTCCGCTGGTGGTTCCAGGAATGAGCTGCTCAATCGGATCCGGAAATTCGATGGGATTGATGTTCATGTCGGCCTTAAAGGCAAGACAGACTCCCTTCGGATCGTTCAAATGCAACGCCCAAACGCTCGAACCGGTGTTTGCGGTCGTGCCACCAGCATCCACCACCATGCTGGAGTCAACGACATCCGCAAGACCAAGGAATCCGTTTGCGTCATTCTGCGTACCATAATAAAACTGATTCAACAGCTTCGACAGGAACGCAGAAGCCGATCCAACCGCCTCGGTCATGAGATAGGATTCAGGCCCATCAACATATGCGAGTGCGACGCCTTTGTCCACAACTAAAATCTCGCTCAGGAGCTTTAGCGTCACGGTCACTTCGTCATAAGTTGAGCTACTCGGCGTAACACCATCGTTCACCGAGCGGAAACCGCCGCCAGTCGGTAGCGAGGTCCGCTTAACATAGGTGTAGATCTCTTTATCGACCGTACGTGCTGGAATGTACCTCAGCTCCGAAAAGTCTTGAATCGCCTCTTCGAGAACACCAACCAAACGGTCAGCGTTTCGGGCTTTCGCCACAAGATCAGCAATCGTCGGCAATGCCATGTTTTTAACCTCCTATTTTCTTTTCTCTAGCTCAACCACCATTTACGAACAACACCTTTAAAGAACTCCATGGTTTTTTCTTTAGGCGGCTTGTCTTGTGCCACCTCAGTCGGCATAAAGCTCGGAATTTGGCTCCGCTTCATCTCCTCTCGAATCGTTTCAACCTGTGTCGTGGTCGCGTTTATTTGATTCGCGACGGCATCCACGGTAGCCGCAAGCTCATCAAGCTTGGCTGCGAATGCTTGCATTCTCACCTCCAGGTCGGCAAGGCGGGAATCCAAGTCGATCATCTTCTGTTCGAGCTGCTCCAGGTCAGCAAGGCGTGAGTCTAAGTCGATCATCTTCTGTTTGAGCCGCTCCATTTCAGCGAGAACATCTGGTTGTTCGGCTGGCTGGTCAGGAGCTTGTGCTTCAGGCTCCTGCCGAGCAACCTCATCAACCTGTGTGGGGGGTGGGGTTTGGGAGGCTTCTCTCTTGCTCATAGAGGCTTCAACTCCTTCTTCTATTAGGGTTTTAGCGATAACTTTTGTCTGCGCGTCTGCACCGTAAGTGCAGATAGCGACGCCACGCAAAACATAATTTTCATAAACACGACACGGTGTCTGGTGCACGCCGTCAGGTTCGTGAATTTCTCGAACAACCGATTTACCATCAGCTGTGCTGAATATTGAAAGCTGGTACGGTCGTCCTGCAAGCAGTCCATCGATGATTTCATCAGCCTGGTCGCCTGGGCGCGAAGAGATGATTTCGCCTCTTACATACAGATTACCTCCACGTTTACGTACCGTTATGACACGACCAACAACAATGTCGAAATTGTGAGAGTAATCCAGGGGCAGCGTGAGCGACGGTACGCGAAGCGTAGCAACGTCGTCATATTCCAAAACGCTGTCAGCTCCCATAACCGGCTCAGCGGTTCTTGCTATTCCGGAAAAAGTTAGCTTTCTAGCACGGCCACCCCCGCGTATCCTACAAAACCTGTCTTGCTGTGCGACAGTTGAAATGCGAGCACAAAGAATTCTGGTCGAGCGTATCGCTTCGCTGTTGCTTGCCGGTACCACCTCGATGTACGGCAGCTCGGCATCCTTAAGGAAGGCCACTACCTCATCGACCGTGTACTTGTCGGCGGGGAAGCCGATACTGAATGGCAGCTCCTCTTTGCGTTCTCTGTGATAAGCATAACGAACGAAAACGTCTTCAGGCATCTGCACGCCGAAGACAAGCCCTCCATACTCAGTACGGACTGTTGTTGGGACGAACTCATCAAACGGTTTAAGATGGACTATGTGAAAGTTAGGCATCGGCATGATTACTCGTCCCCGTCTGCTTGCGCTTTACCAAATGCATGGATATCAATACCAGCCTGCTCTGCAATTGTCATCGTTGCGAGTGGGTCTTCAATCATTTCCTCAAGAATGGTCGCGTAGTCCTTTCCGTGGCGTCTAGCTATTTCTTGTCTTGAAATAAGCCCATTTTGCAGGGCTAGAACGTCCGCCTGGACTTCCTTTAAAGGATCGATCCACGGTTGACCAACTGGCACCCATTCAATCGAAGCCAGATACGCTTCTTCAGGCAATTCGCCGTTTTCTATCGAGCTGCGGAGCCACTTATTGGTCAACCAGTGCAAGAAGCTAAGCAAAGATTGCTGCTTCTGCTTAACCGTAGCAAGGTATTGTAACCACGCGAGCCTAGAGCTGCTGTAGTTGGTTGCAGATTCGTCGTAGAACGAGTATGGCAAATCGAGAGCTTTTAAAGCTAACGTGATTAAGTGTTTATAAAAGTCCGTGCTAGTGGCTGCTGGGTGATTGGACTCGATAACTTGTATGTCGTCACCAGGTCGAAGGTCAACTACGTAAGGGCCTCGACCGAAGTCGATTGGGTAGTCCTCTTCCTGGGTGTCATCCGCTGCAGCGAAGAGCGGAGTGTTCTCATGGATGATCTTGATGCCAAACAACTGAGCAATTTTATGCTTAGTGACCTCATAATCTAATGTTTCATAGAGGTCTTGAAAAACAGCCGCAGCAGAAGCCAGAGGGCTGATGCCTCGAATTTGGTCGTGCCTACTCCAGTAGGCAAGATGATAAGTGTTGACAGCCGAAGCGATAAGATTGAATTCAAGACCCTCTCTGGAAGCTGCCCGGCGTCCGATCGAATAAGCGACAGGGGCACCGAGGGTGTCGATTAGGACACCTTCTACATAATTCAACTGCCCGCTTTCAAGCTGCTTGCTGTACTGGTCTTCAACCTCCTTGAAATTTATAACCCGATCCCCCTCCACAAGGAAAACGGACTTACCATCAAGGCTAATGAGAAAGACATCGCCATCGACAACACGACACCACTCGGCCTGGAACAGAATCTCAGAAAGTGACCGTCGCCTCGTTATGTCGAAATTGTAGGGCTGCTGCCACTGTTGCAGGCGTCTAGCTATGTCTTGCTTAAGAGCCTGCGGTACCCCACGAATGGCAGGCGTGAAGCTGGAGACGTAGGTGCAGTGCTGCCGCACAGCCCAGGCTACCACACTGAAGTTTCTAACAAGGTCACGTGTGAGCGCAATGAGCTTCGACCGCTCATGGTGTGGTAACACACGGTCCTCGCTCTTAAGAGTAGGTTTAAGGAAAGTCTGGGAGCGTCTCGGCGTGGAAACAACCGCCTGGTAACCCAGTAAGCGGTTAGCAGCTGCTACTAAGCGTTTTACGATGGAGTTTCTAGAAGGCATTTTTTACACTAAGCCCTTTCACAATTGTGGTGCGGTTATCCAGCCGTGCAAGCAGGTTCTC